AAACAAGGCACTTGAGGCGTTTATGAATCAGCTCGATAAGGTTGATTTTAATAAACTAGCCACAGGGATTGAGGGCTTTTTCAGCAAAATTGATTTCGATGCAGTTATTGAAAAAATAACCTCGTTTGTTGGTTCGGCAGCTGCTAAAATCAAAGAATTTTGGCAAGGCTTTACAAACACAAGTGCAATATCTGACTTTAAACAAGCGTTGAGCGAAGTTTGGGAGGCAGTTAAGAAAGTATTTTCTTCACTTTCTGGAGGAGATACGGCTTCATTCGGAGAAAAGGTTGGGAAAGCCTTAAGTGCAGTTTCAAAGGCATTACAGGCTTTTGCTAAAATCGTTCAAAGTCTAAGTCCAGAACAGATAAGGGCGATTGCTACAGCGTTTATTGGTTTCAAAGTGGCTCAAAGGTCAACAAAACTATTGGCAAATGCTTTAATTGGACTAAGTAAAGGAGCAGGCGCAGTTAAAGCCGTTTTTGGTGGTTTAGCAAGTATTACAAGAGTATCAAAAGCTTTAGCTGGTATCGCAAAAGGCTCTCAAGCTGCAAGCTCGGCGTTAACTTTCATGTCTGGAAGTTCAAAACTTGCTAAGGGTGCACTAATCGGATTGAATATCTTTAGCAAAGTAGGCGGTTGGATTGGTTCAGCGGTTTCTGCAATCGTTGCTTTTCTCGGACCAGTTGGTTTAGTTGTTGCTGCGGTCGTAGCAATTGGTGTAGCGTTTGTTATTTTATGGAACAAATGCGAAGGTTTCAGAAATTTCTTTATAGGTCTATGGAACGGCATTGTCAATGTTGCCTCAGACGCTTGGAAAGGTATTCAAGGCGCTTGGAGTGGATTGGTAGAGTGGTTCTCTAATCTATGGAACGGAGTTAAGGAAACCGCCTCAAATGTTTGGAATGGTTTCCTAGAAACGGCAAAACCAGTGATTGACGCTATAAAAACTGCTTGGGATAGTATCACAGGGTTCTTCTCAGGACTTTGGAAAGGCATTAAACAATTTGCCTCAAATGTCTGGGATAGCTTTGTAGAAGGCGCAAAACCAATTGTAGAGTCGTTGATGAATGTATGGAACGCTTTATCAGAGTTCTTCTCAACACTTTGGGACGGTATCGTTTCGGTCGCCACAACGGTTTGGAATGGTATTGTTGATATTGTTAAGTCGGTCGTTGAAGTGATTAAAGGCGTTTGGAACGGCATTACAGAGTTCTTTAGCAACCTTTGGAAAGGCATTACAGAGGCATCTACTATTGCGTGGAATGGTCTTGTTGAGTTTATTACTCCTATTGTTGAAACAATCAAAGGTTTGTGGACTGGTTTTTCTGAGTTCATGGTTTCTATCTGGGACGGAATTATTTCGGTTGCCACAACTGTTTGGAACACACTACAACCTATCGTTGAGGCGGTATGGACTGGTATTCAAACATATATCTCAACTGCTATTCAAAACATTCAAACTGTTATCACAACAGGGATGCAAGTTGTCCAAGAAGTATGGAATGCGGTTTGGACGGTATTTACAACGATTGTTCAAACTGTATGGACTGTTATTTCAACAGTTATTTCAACCGTTTTGAATGTGATAGCGGGCATTATCAACGTAGCGACTGCGCTTATTAAAGGCGATTGGAGTGGTGCTTGGGAGGCAATAAAAGGAATAGCCTCGACCGTTTGGGAAGGTATTCAAACAGTTATTTCAACTGTGATCAATGCGATTAGTACTATTATTAGTACAGTTTTAGGTGCGATTAAGAATACCGTTTCAGCGATTTGGGAAGCTATTAAGAGCATCATAACAACAACAATCAATGCGATTAAAGAAACTGTGGTGAATGTCGCAAACGCCTTGAAGGAAGGTTTCTTGGGTGCTTTAGATGCACTTAAGGGCGGAGTTTCAAGTGCAATCGAGGCAATCAGCGGTTTCTTTGGCAAATTATGGGACATTGATTTAAGCGGTGCAGGTCGTGCGATTATGGATGGCTTCCTCGGTGGGTTGAAAGCAGCATGGAACGCAGTTACTGATTTCATCGGTGGCGTTGCTAACTGGATTGCAACTCATAAAGGACCTATCTCGTATGACAGACGATTGCTAATCCCAGCAGGTCAAGCCATTATGGGCGGTTTCAATACTGCTTTAATGAATGGGTTTGAAGTTGTCAAAGGTAACGTGTCTGGAATGGCAGACGGCATTCGTTCGATGTTCGATGATGCAGGTTCAAGAGTTTCAGCTATGTCAAATGCTTTGCAGGGAGATTTCTCGAACAATGTATCTGGTACATTATCAGCTACTTATGAAGTCAACCAGACTAAAGAGCCAGCGGTTATTAACCTCGCACTTGGTTCTAATGATTTCAGAGCATTTGTTGCGGACATTTCCAACATTCAAAGTAAAGAAGAAAGGATAAGATTGAAGGCTTCAAGCCTTTAATGGTGGTTTAAATGTATACTTTTAATGACACAACAAAAGGCACGCCAACATTTAACTCTGGTTTAGAAGTTCAATTTGGTGGTGTAAGCCTCAATCAAGAAATGAATAACGAGGACGGAACGTTCTTTGTGGCGAATACCACAGGTCGAGACGTCCTCGATTTTAACCATGAAACAACAAAAATAAAAGGGCGAGACGGTCAATATCTCTATGGTGCGACTTATAAAGAGCGTGAAATTGAGGTGCAGGTCAGACTTACTGGTTATACTGATTTGGGAATGCGGAAACAATATGAGCGTTTAAATCGCTTGCTGTTCTCTCGACAAGCTAAGAAATTAGTATTTGGTGATGATCCTGGAAGATACTACAAGGCAATCTTTTCAAAAGTTAAGAAGCCAGAATTGGAAGATGCAAACGATACTGTTATCAAACTACATTTCATTTGCTATGACCCTTTCAAATATACCGAACCTAAGACCGTGACAACTAACTCGGTTACTTACAACGGAGATTTTCCAGCAGAGCCTATTTTGAGGCTTACAACTCAAGAAGGAACTGAAATTCGTATCTTGCACCTTGAGTCACAAAAATATATCAGATTAAAGGCTGCTTATATTCAAGGTTCTAATCTACTTGTTAATTGTGAGACTAGAGAAATCACGTTAAACGACAGAAACGAGTTGATGAACTTTGATATGGTTAATAGTCGATATTTTAAACTTCAAAAAGGCGTAAACACTTTTCAAGTCGAAGGCGCTGTGTTGAATAGTATTGAGTACAAAGAGGTGTTCGCATGATTTACTTATTTAATCAAATGGAAGAATTGATTGATGTAATCGATGAAGCGAGCCTTGCAGAGTTTACTCATACGATTGAGTTAAATCAGTTTGATAGATCGAGTTTTGAAATACCAATAGATTACAAACCAAACATTATCAAAGAAGTCCAGTTTTTCGGTTTTCAATCGAAAGACGGGGCTTTTTGTTTATTCAGGATTTCGGAGAAATCTTACGACATCGGATTAACTATTCAAGGTATAGACAGAGCGGAAAGCGACTTGCATTCATTCATCATCGAGAATAAGCGACCTGGTGGAACTGCTGACCAAGTATTGAGTGGAATTTTAGAAGGAACAGGCTATCAATTAGGAAATGTAGACGGCTTGACTAGAACAGGTAAATTGAGTTTCTACTATATTTCAGTTCGTCAAGCGCTCGTTAAAATAATTGAATCGTATGCTTGCGAGTTCAAGATTAGATATACCTTTGTCGAAAATAAGATAATCGGACGATACATTGACCTAAATCAACGATTTGGACGTGTTACAGGTCATCAATTCGAGTATGGCTCTAATATTCTAAATGTTGCCTACGAAGAATCGTCTGATGACGTTGTAACAGCCTTGATTGGTCGTGGTAAGGGTGAGCAAAGCACGGATGAAAATGGAGAAGCTACGGGCGGTTACGGTCGTAGAATCCAGTTTAAAGATGTTGTTTGGTCGGTTGCAAATGGAGACCCTGTCGATAAGCCTGCAGGGCAGAATTATGTAACGAATGACGCTGCTAAAAATATCTACGGTTTACATCAAAACGGAGTTATTAAGCATCGTTTTGGCGTATATACGAATGAGGATATTGAAGACCCTGTTGAGTTATTAAAAGCGACTTATAAAGAGCTGCAACGCTTATCTGTTCCAATCGTAACATTTAAAGCCAATCTTCTAGATTTAGCCAATGCGATTGAGCAAGATATTTGGATTGGTGATAGCGTAGGAATCGTAAGAGACCAGATAGGAATTTCTTTTGAAGCTAGAATTCACAAGCTGACAATCGACAAACTGGATAATAACCGTTCGGTCGCTGAATTAGGCGATTATCAAACGTTACAAGCTAAAGATCGTGCAACACGACAACAAGCAATAATAGATGCAGTGAGTGGTTTTAGCGAATCACTAATTGAAAAAGCTGTTGTGGATGAAGTCGAAAGGCGAAATAAAGAATTCGATGAGAAAGTGCGAATCAACAAGCTTGAAATTGATAATGCTATCAAAGAATACAAAAACAAAGCTGAAGAAACCAAGCGTGCGTTATCTGATGAAATCAATCAAAGGTTCCAAGAATTCAGCCCAACTGGATTAGATGAAATTAAAGCAAAATCAGAGGAAGCTTTGAAGAAAGCTGGGGCGAGTGTTGACCTTGTTGAAGAATTGAAGAAAAATGTTACTGAAAACACAAAGGATTTCCAGCGTGTTAAAGAAACTAATCAACTCTACGAGCGTATCTTGGGTAGTACGGATTCAAACGTTGCCTCAAACGTCGCTCGTATGGCTTTAACCTCAGAATTGTTTGAGGTTGAAGTAGGAAAGAGATTTAGTAACCTTACTAATCTATTTTACGCGCCAACCAAGATTCCTAAATACATTTCATCAGTCGCGACAGATAAGCATTTAGAACGTGTTAGTTTTGGTGATCATGATGGTATCAGAATTAACTATACTGACACTATGGAAGGCTGGTTTGGGGTTCGATTCCCTCTTACTAAAAAGTTTGTCAAACAAGGTGATAGCCTTGGGTATCGTATCGAGATTGAAGTAGAAAAAGTGCCTAAAGATGGTATGGTTTTAATTCAATTATTGGATAACACTCCAGAGCTGGGGATGTATTATGCCTCTCAAATTCTGCTTAATAAAACTGGCAATCAGGTATTTACAGGATATTTAGACATCCCTTCTACTGGTGAGTTAAACGAGTACAGTCTTAGATTTACTCTTACAAGTCCAGGTAACATCGTTATTCATAAGCCTATGGTTGTTGACAAACGCATAATTCCTGACGAATTCGTAGATAGCACTGACTACAACAACGAGTATAATCGAGTGTCTATGTCATTGTTAAAAGATAGTTTTGCTATCCAAACCTTGACTAGTCCAGGAGCAGTAACATCTCAAATCAATTTAGCACCTAACGACGCTTTGATTGAAGCAAGTAAAATCCGACTAAAAGGTCGAACACTTGCTGATGAAATTACAGCGATAGACGGTTATTTTAAACGATTGTTTGTGGGTGATGCACGAATTGGAACGCTTAATTCAGATATCATCAGAGCCGATTCAATCACGGCTGATAAGCTAGTTATGGATTCTGCTATGGCTAGAAGATTTGTCGCTAGTGATTTATTCACGGATACGCTCGCTGCTAAAACAGCCTTCATCAACAAACTACGGTCAGTAGTAGTATCAGCAACCTTGCTTGAAGGTTATAAAGGAAAAATCGGTGGATTCCAAATCGGTACACATGATAAAGATCCAAGCGTTTCTTGGTTGACTGGTACCAATCAATTCGCAGTTGGAATGAGTAACGGTAGCTCAGCGTGGGGGCAAACTGCTCTTTGGGTAAACTGGGGAGATAACTGGGATAAACCAGGCAACTATGCCTGGTATGTGAAACGAACAGGAGAAATGTTCTGTTATAACAAAGCACAATTTTGGAATATCCCTCGGATTCACGGAAATCTCGAAGTGACCGGCGACGTCTTCTATTACATTGACAGAGCGAGTAATAAAGTCGGTTATTGGGTCCACTCACCTTCATATAAAAGTATCGAGGAAAGCAATGGTTATGCCTATCTATATCGTCAAACTGGTGGGTATTCGTGGATTCCTTTAAACAAAGATATCTCCGACCGTCGATACAAGACTAATATCCAAGACAGTCAAGTTTCAGGGTTGGATGTTATCGAGCAGTTGAAAACCTACTCTTATCGTAAGGAATACGATGACAAGATTGAAGATATCTCATGCGGTATCATGGCTCAAGATGTCCAGCGAGTTGCACCAGAAGCGTTTTTTGAAAATCCGGACGGTGCTTACTCATATAACACGTTCGCACTTGTGCCTTACTTAATCAAGGCTATTCAAGAACTCAAGCAGAAAGTAGAAAGGTTGGAAAAAACATGAACGGACAAGACAAGCAGATTAGTAGTCTCACGATTAAATCATTGAGTGAGAGAATTAGCAATGAAGCTACTCAATCAGCTACACTAGAAGCTCTATACACAGTTACAGCTATGGAATTGGAGCAGATGAAACGAATCATCGAATCAGATGAAGAACTAAAAGCAAAATTTGAAAAAGTAAGAAAAGAAAAGGAAGAATAATATATGACATTTAAAGTTATCAACAAATACTTACAAGAAAACAACCGTACATTCGTTGCGGTTCGTCAAGAAGCACCATATACGGCATTTGACCGTGTATTGATCGGTAATCACATGAATGAGTCAGATGAAGACTTGATTAAAGCGGTCATTGCTCAAGTGACTACTGAATTCAATCCAGCCGAGGGAGTGAAGAAACTTCAAGAAGACTTGCAAACGCAAGCTGAAAGTTACGAAGAAAAACTTGCTGAGAAAGATGCAAAAATTGCAGAGGTAAAAGCCGTTGCAGATTGGGCAGTATTGGCTCGTGTTACTGATACAGATAACCCACTAGACCCTACTGTTTTCAAACGTGGTCTTGAATTGGTTGACCTTGGTAAAACTGGTAAGACTTACCAACCACAAGAAATCTTCACACTTGAAAACCCTAACCACATCGAAAAATATCAAGAAGGTAGACGTGTTATGGTCCAAGTAAACGAGCCATTCACATACCAAGGCGAAACGCTTGAACAACTAGCAGCACTTGAACAAAACGGTAAATTAGGTATTTGGAAATGGACTGAACCAAAAGCAGAAAAGCCATCAAATGAGTTAGACACTCAGCCTGTACAATAATCAACTGTTTCAGAAAGGGAGGTGGGTTAATTGGATTTTCTGACCTTAATCGATAAACTCACGCCCGTTTTAATCGTTATAATTCCGAGCTACTTTTCATTCAAGAGTACGAAGAACACAAAAGAAACTGAAAAACAAATCAACGTACTTTCAGACAAAATCGGAGGGCTTGAAAAATCAGTTGGTGAAATAAACGAAATCGGGCGAGAAAATCGTGATAACCTTTCTCTAATCGGGAAAGGTTTGCAACGATTACAGCGTTTTCGATTACAAGAAAACTTAAAAAAAGCAATTAGGCGCGGGTGGACAACTCAACATGAAATCGAGGAACTTTCAAGGCTTTATGAAAGCTATGTTGAATTGGGCGGAAATGGCGCTATAAAAATATTGTTTGAGAAGTTTCTCAAACTAGAAATTTCGGAGGAAAAATGATGAACAAAATTAACTGGAAAGTACGAGTATTAAATAAAACATTTTGGCTAACGTTAGTGCCAGCTTTAGCACTGTTGCTACAAACATTTTTAGCTGTATTTAACGTTCGTTTAGAGTTAGGCGAAACAATCGATAAATTATTAGTGTTTATCAACGCTTTGTTTGCTGTTTTAATGATTGTTGGTATTGTCAACGACCCTACAACAGCTGGTCTATCTGATAGCTCGAGAGCGCTTGAGTACCACGTACCAAACGAAGATTAAAACTAAAAAGAGGAGGCTTTTAAAGCTTCCTCTTTATTTTGTGTGAAAGGGGGATAATCTTTGAAAAAAGTTATTAAACGACAAGCAGGCGTTTGTGTTGATGTTCGAGATAAAGTTTACAAAGTAAAAGAAGAATTTTACTCACACGATAAAAATAACGCATTTATCGAAGTGAAATTGAATGGAGTAGATACTGAAAAAATTATAGTATTATTCCATTTCAAAACGACAAATCGTTTCTTGGAAGTTGTCGGAGTAGTTGAAAATAATATCGCAACTATTCCATTCGATACTAGCTTAATTACAACGGATGAAATCGTTTATGGGTATGTGTACGCTGAAAAGCTCGTACAGTCAGCGGATATCTTAAAATTCTCGTTTGGAGTTCGTGTTTCAGAAATTGATAAACATAGCGAGTTGCCAATCATCGAGAAAGACACGAAACGTATTGTAGCATTAACTGACATTGTAACGAAAGCTGAATTAGAAGAAGCAATCAAGAATGTTCATGTCGAGGGTGCAACTTTTGACGATTCTGAAATTTTACGACGCTTACAAGCACTTGAAACGAAACCAGAAATTGATACAAGCTCATTCGCTACTAAGCAAGAATTATCAAATAAGGTAGAACGTGCTGAAATTGAGCAAATTTCAAGTGAAATTGAGACTTTAAAGACAAAGACGGATAAAGACACCGTCTATGACGATAGCGCCCTTAGAGAGCGTGTAACAGCGTTAGAAAACAAGACAGATAATGATACTGTATATAACGATACAGAAATCAAGCAACGCTTGGAAGTTTTGGAACACAAACCAAGCGTGAATACTAGCGAATTAGTTACCAAGCAAGAATTGGAATCTAAAGGCTACTTAACCGAGCATCAGAGCCTAGAAGAATACGCTAAAAAAACGGAACTACCGCAACCGTACAACGATACAGTATTAAAAATGCGAGTTCAAAATTTGGAAACAAAATCTGATACCCTAGCGACTAAAGACGAACTAAAAGCCGTACAGTTGAAAGGGGGCGAAAAAGGCGAACGAGGAGAGACTGGCCCTCGTGGAGAACGTGGGGAACAAGGTCCTCCTGGTCCTCAAGGTATTCAAGGCGAACGAGGACAAGACGGACAAAGAGGCGAGCGTGGGGAACAAGGACCAATCGGACTGACTGGACCTGCTGGACCTCAAGGGCCACAAGGTATCCAAGGTGAACGCGGACCAAAAGGTGAAAATGGCCGTGATGGTGTGGGAGTTCCGCAAAAATTGACCTTATCAGGGAATACACTCATCTTATCTGATGGTGGGGGTAGTGTTAATCTACCAACTTCTAGTCAAAATGCACCTACTCCAACAACTTCTTCTAGTGAGCTTACCGGTAACGGTATGCCTGAGGGTAAAGTTGACGGTACACTAGGACAAACCTATGTAGACATGAATAAGACTAACGGTGCGGTGAAGTGGATTAAACGAACACCTTCTGGGAAAAATGGTTGGGCTGTTCTATACGGTGACACTGGTTGGAAAACATTACCATCAGTTTCTAAATTGGGAAATGCTTACGTGCAAGTACGAAGAGTTAACAACCAGGTGCAGTATCAATTCGGTGGTCTATCTTGGGGTTGGTTTGGTGTCGTACGTCGTGGAGGGCCTGGATATCAAATCCAACCGTCAGACCGTGAGAGAAACTGCT